ACTATTGTTTGCTTCGTTTCTACATTGTTTTCTGTAGCCATTTGAGAAATCTCCTTTATTTTTTAATTCGAATTAAAAATATCTCTTTTTATAGTGATATTTATAATAATTCTATTTTCTATTATAATTTACTTAAAAAATCCTTGAATACACTGGCTTTTTTCTCAGCTAATTCAATTCTTTTTGTCTTGATAAGTTCTTGTTTCCATGCAGCAACGTCTTGTTCCACAAGGATTCCGTTGTTCCAAACCCACTCTTTATTCTCCATAATACCTTCTACGAAAGCATCTGGAGCAGATGGATCTGCCACAATGTCAGCGGCCGTAGCTAAGTAGAAATCTTCTCCTACATAGTGATGGCCATTTTTTTGTACTAAGGAACCCATACCTCTTGATGAAACACCAAGTTTAGCACCCTCATCAATAAGATTTTTTACGATCTTACCATATGGAGTATCCATAATTTTTGCTTCACCGATATAGTTTTTTCCTTCTGGATACAACTTTTTAATCATGTGAGATACTCTCTCTAAATTAACAGTTGGTCCTTCTGGATGACCTAGTTCGCCGAATGCTCTATTTTTATTGATAAATTCTTTATTATATCTAGTAACTTCTTTATGAAGTACGTTGGTTGGATATACTCTACCGTTACGGTTTTTAATATCTCCTTGCAAAAAGATACCTTTAATTGAATAGTTTTTCTTACCGCCATCAACTTCTTCTATGATATATTGAGCGTCGTTTATTTCTTCTCTTATAAGTCTCATTTTCCCTCTTAGTTACTTACTATTTATAAAATACTAACTTCTTGGTGAACCAACAGCACTAACTTTACCAGCTGTTAATGTAATAGTATCAGTTGGTGCTTTTTCTATAATAATAGAATCCCCTGCTAATGCTAAATAAATTTCTCCTAGTGTACTAGTGTCAACATCTTTTACTAGAACAGTCTGTGCAGCTGATGTAGCAACACAATAAACAAATTGTGCTCTATCTATATCACTACCGTTTGGGTTAGTTACTACTAATCCTTTAGCAATTATTGTTGCCATTTTATTTTACTCCTAATTGTTCGTTTGTTTCTTTTTCAAAATAACTATATAAATCTTCTTGTTTAATATTACGAGAAGCCACAACTTTTTCTACAGCTCCTTCAAAACTTTTTATAATATCTTTTTGTTCATTGTCTATATTTTTAATAATGTCTTTAACGGCCTCTTTCATAAGAGGTGTCAATTCATTATAAGACTTTGAATCAGAAATTCTGTTTTCTTTTACTAAACTACTGACCTTGTGTTTCATTAGTAACAGGTTCCGTTCTAGGTGCAGGAGATAAAATTTCAGGTTTAGCATCACTGTGTGGTTGTGCTTGAAACAATACACTTGCTAATTCTTTTCTTTTATTCTCTAAAGCATCACCTACTTTATCTCTTAAAGCGTCTTTAAAAGCCTCACCAGCTTCGGCCGCTTGTCCTAATGACAATTTGTCAATAAAATTTTTAACTTGTTCACTCATAATTTCCTCACTTTCTACTATTTATATGTTTAAATACTTAGGTTCTATACTAAAGGATTAGACTTCTCAGTATTAGGGTTTTTACTAGTTTGTGGGTTATCGATATCTGTTCCTGTTTCATTTCCTATTTTATCAATATTTGATTTAACAGTTTCTTTTTTAATTTCTTTATCAATATCTTCTATTTCTTTAGCCGTCTGTTTTAATATATATTTTCTAACATAATCATTTGAAAAATATTTACCAATATAACTTTCCATACTTTGTAAAAGAGCTATTCTATCTTTCATCATTTCACTTTCTTTTAATTCAGCAAAATGACCATCTTGTACAAAATCATAAGTAATAACAGAAGCAATAGTCGACCAATCTTCTTCAGCAATAACACCTTTTAATATTAATTGTGTTCTTAATAAATCACTGAACAGTTCTGTAAATTTTTTTCTTAATCTACCTACAAACTTGGTAAATTTAACTTCATCTCTACTAATTTCAGCAGAACGACCCATGTTAAAACCAGATGATGATTCCATTCTACTAATTGGAACGTTAAGAGAACGATATAATTTCTTTTGGAAATATTCTATATCGGCAATTTCTCCTAAATTTTGTCCACCTGGTAATGTAGTAATTTCTGTTCCTCTACCACCTTCTCTACGTGGTAACCAATAATCTTCTAACATGTTCATGTAGTTACGATCATCTCTTATTTCACCCGTATTTGCATCATAAACAAGTTTATTTCTGTAACGTGCCATTACATCTCTTAAATATTGTTCTGCTTTAAGTTTAGGAAGATTACCTACATCAATATAAAATATTCTTCTTTCTGGTGCTCTGGCTATACGATAGATTACCATAGCATCTTCAATCATTCTTAATTGATTAACTGATTTGATTGCTTTGTGTAAATAAGATAATACTTGATTTCTATTTTGATCTATTAAACCTGAATTAGAATAAGCAATTGCATCTGCTGATATTCTTAAACCTGAACTTGAAGTTCCGCCTGATACACCTCTTTCATTATATATGTAATATTCTTCAAACTCAGTAGTTATATCTAAATTTGCACCTCTTGATCTTTTAACTTCTCTTACTTTTTTAATTTTTCTAGGATCAATATATTTTAATTCTACAATACCATTTCTAGGATTTTCTCTATCAATAACTTTTTGATAATACATACGACCATCTACATACCATCTTCTAAAGATATCGTGGCCTTTTGTATTAAAATCCAACAAAAGCAATATGTTTCTAAATTCTTCTTCTATTTTTCTTCTTATTTCTGGTCCAAATTTTAAATTTAATAAAGACACATTAACAGAATCTCTACTTTCATTTACTACAATAGCCTCACCAACGATATCGTCTATTGCTGAATCTGTTTCTGGATGTAATGAAATTTCTCTATAACGTCTTACTAGATCGGCTTCGTTCTTAGCAGTACCTTCTAAATCTAAGAATTGACCAAATGCACCACCAACAGCAGCAACGGTTGTTGCACCATCATCAGCAGTAGGTATACTAAAACTTTGTTTTGGGTCTTGTTCTTTTTTCTTTCGTGTAATCGAAAATCCAAATAGATCGGCCATAATTAAATCCTTTTTCCACCACTCATATATTTAAGAACTATGTGATGTTGTTGTTTCATAATATTATTTATAAGTCTAAAAAGAGCCGCTTTTAGGCGGCTCTTTCTATTATTAACTACTATGTAGTTGTATTTGTTTCAAAGTATTGGTATGCAAAAGTAACAACAAACTGTTCGATTGCTGTTTGTTCATCATATGATAAATCAATAGCACCGATATCTTTTGGAAAAAGACCTCTAAGTGTGTATGATTTAATAGTATTTCCGTTACGATCTAAATGATCTACAAACGAATCTACTTGATAATCAGCAGGATTTGTTAATCCTTCGTTATCAGTCATATTGTTGATACCATTTTGCCATCTTTCAAAAGCATTTCTCAATTTGAAGTTTGAATCGTTGTAAACTGTAACAGTCCAATCCGCAAATGTTCTATCTCCTGCTATCTTGATTGATCGACCTCTAAACTTAACGTCAACCTCTCCTAAAGTCATTGCAGGTATAGTTGTTGCTCTACATAAGAAAGCAAGATCTTCTATTTCTCCACCAACTTGAGCATAACCTGGAAAAGGCATTACTACCTTAAACTGGTTAGCACGAGCGCCGCCACCCGATAGTTTAGCTTTGAAGTCATTAATGTTAGCCATTGTTTTATTCTCCTATTCTAAATTAACCACCAGCCACTTCCGAGAAGGAAACGCCAGTTCGGGTTGCTATAAAAGATAAAGTAATAAAATTGATACTTCTAGCAGGTTTAATGTATATTTCTGCTACAAATTCATTTCTATCAATTACCTCGCCTGTATTATTTGTTTCATCACACACTACTTTAAAGTTTGTGATACCACGTCTACCTTGTACCTCTCGTAAGAATGGTTCAACGATATTTCTAAAGTTTGCTCTAGTAAACTCGTCATTAAACTCAAACAATTGGAATTTAGAAGCAGTAGAGATTGCTTTTTCTAAAACAATAAACAATCTTCTAACGTTGATTCTATCAAAAGCAGATGGAGCACTTAGTCCAGTTTTATCGCCAAAAAGAACAGTACCTTGTCCAGGAAAAGTAACTACTGCGTTAACTCTATTTCTGTATAGGTCGTCTCTTTGTGTTTTGTTTGGATTAAATGCAAGTTTAACAGCACCTCTAATAGTACCTCTATTAAAGCCAGCTGGTGAATACCAACTGTCAGCAACTAAATCTGTTCTAGCCGCTAATCCTGCGATATCTCCATTTAGTGGAACGTATCTGTAAACGTCATTATATCTATCATACTGATACTTGTAACCGCTATCAAATACAACATAAGAAGATGATCTAATTGAACTAAATGTAGTTAGAACATTACTTAATTGAGTATTTGAGTTTGCAACGTTTACAACATCACTATTTTTAGGTGATACGAAAGCAACACAATCTTTTCTATTTTCAGCAATTGTAATAATATTATCAATGTGAGTTGTTGTATTACCTGCAGGTCCTGCAATAATAAGACCAACATCAACCGTTTCTGCATCTAAAAACTTCTCGTAAGCAGTTTTCTTTTGTGCAGTTGTAGGTGCTGTATTGTTAGTCGTACTATCTAAACCATTTGATAAAGTTGTAGTTATTGGTGTAGTAACAGAAGTAAATGTTGTATTTGCTGCCGTATTACCCCAATTTACTCCTCCAGTATTATGATCCATCCAGTAGATGTAATTTGATCTTGAAAATATTACACTTGGATAATAGTTTGAATCGCCTTGAGGAGATTTAGCGTCCGATGCTTTAGAAAGTTTAGAATAAGTTTCTAATACTGTTCCTGCAACACCTGATATTCCGCCAGTAGCGTCAACAACCACCACATGTAATTCATCGCCTGAACCGCCTACTGCACTTGCGTAAGTAGAAGTTCCTGGAGCACTAGATACTTGATCATAATACGCCCAACGTCTTTTTACTGTAGCTCCATCAACAACTACGTTTTGAATTCCACCTGATAAAGTTGGATATCTAACAATTGTTAATGCGTTTGTTGCTTTTTGTGTTATTTTGTATAAGTAACCGTCATTAAAATCAGAACCAGCTGCAGTTGTTGAGAATTGAATAATATCTCCAACATTATAATTTGTTCCTGATGATACGTTTACTGTTGTGTCTCCTACTGCTAAAGCACCTGATGTTGCTGATGGTGAACTTTCAAATGCAGTTGAAGAAGGACAAATAGAAACAGATAAATTGTTACCCCATTTTCCTGCTGTTCTAGCAGCCCACTCTCCCACTGAACCCTGTCCAGTAGAAAAGTTGTTAGTATAATCTGTCGCGTTTTTTAATACAAACGTATTTGCTCCGGAAACAGATGCGTTTGATGTTCCAGTTTGTGTGGCACGTACAACTCTTAATGCGTTAGAGTATTGTAAAAAGTTTGCAGCACTGAACCAATCTTCATAGTTTAAAGAATCTGGTTTGCCAAAAGTTTCTACTAACTCTTGTTCGCTAGAAATCGTTACGATTTCATCTAAAGGACCTTTTCTAAATTCACCTGCAAATGCGCCTGTTGAAGTTGCTACTGCTGGTATAATTCTTGTTAAGTCTTTTTCTTGTACGAGAACACCTGGTGATACTTGAAATGCCATTCGGTTTTTCTCCTTATTTAATTAGCTAATTTTAACATATATAATTCAAAACTCGTATTATTCATACGCCCATAGTCAAAAGTTATCATTCGTACATCTATTTATAAAAGACGTATTTTTGACGTTTTATTGAAAATCTTCACCTTTTCTTATATGAACTGGATGCCATACTTCTCCATATTCATCTTTAAAAGGTTGAGATTCTGGTGTATTAATACCATCATCAATAAATCCAAATGGAGCCATATCTTGTTCTATGATATTAGATTGTTCTTCATACAACTTAGAACGAACATCTGAATTACTTAATTCTTTAAAGTATGTCTGATTTGACAACCAACCAAATATAATAAGACAAGTCATCAAATCGTCATTACATCCTTCTTCTGCTTTCCATGAATTATTTTGACGTGAAAAGGTGGACATTTCTTCTATAATATTAAAATCATTAATAATAATCTTATCAGATTCTACTATTGTTTTTAAATTAGAACAACCAACTTTTTTAATTTGTTTAGTCATACGAATACCTAATTGACTTCCTCTTCCACTAAAACCAGAACCCAATACTTGACCTGCACGACCTCTTTGAGTTGTCATTAATAGATTGTCATACTCTAAATCATATTGTAATGCGTCTGATATCTGGCCACCCAAATCATTTACCTCAACTAGAATGTGTGCGTTGTTATAACCTTTACATGTTTGTTGTATAATGTTTGGAAACACCATAGGTTTAATTTCATTGTTACGATATTTGGCCACAACTCTATAAGGCATTTGAGAAACATCAAATACTATGAAAGCAGAATAGTCTTTTCCCATACCTCTTGCTACGTCAACCGTACAAACATAAATCTTATTTTTATCAGGCCTTTCAAATACATCTAAACCACCTTGCGATTGTAAAGGACTTAAATAAGGTATAGTTTTTATTTTAGTAGATGATATAAGAGTATCAATAGAACCTAAAAATTCACACTCAAACTCCTGATTGAATTGTTCTTGGCTGGTATTTCTTATTGTATTTTCTTTCCATTTTTCATCTCGACCTGGAACTTCTGACCAATGTACTTCAATAGGTACGTAATCGTTTTGTTTATTTACAGCATCAGTCCATAACTTATAAAATTGATTCATTCCGTGTGGAGTTGAAACTATTACCATTTTAGTATTTTTACCAGATGAAATTGTAGGAAACACTGAACTAAAAAATTGTTCAGCAATAGCAGCTGGAACGAAAGCAAACTCGTCAAGGAAAATTATGTTATAACTTCCTCCTCGAATAGCACTTGAAGATGTGGCTGCTGCAACCACTTTACTGCCGTTTTCTAATTCTATGTTACCTTTATTCCAATTTAATACACCTTGTTGTAAAAACTTTGGTATATTTTCATATGCTAACTGAAGTCTGCTTAATATATCTCTAGCAGTAGATGATTTATTTGCTAATATTGCTATGTTTGTGTTTGGATTAAATAAAGCATAATGTAACAAATAAGAAACAATTGTGGTTGATTTTCCACTTTGCCTAGGTAGTTTACATATAGTAAAACGGTTATTATGAATTGTACCAACAATTTCTTTTTGAAAACCATACATTTTGAAAGGAATTAATCCTTCGTCTAAAGAAACAATTTTTACATAGTTTTGAATAAAATATAAAGGGTCTTTAGAACATTTATCAAATTCTAATATTTGTTCCTGTGTAAACTCTACAGGCACATTTACTTTCTTCAAATTGGGATTTCCGAGGTAAACGTCTGACATTATTTACTTTCCGGTTCTTCTTCTTTTTTAGTCTTTAACATTTTTTGCAATTCAGCAGTAGAACCTACAAACAAAGCATTTTTAATTTGCGGTGATGCCGATTTTGTTGCAGCTTTTAATTCTTTTAATTTCTTTTGTAAATCTTGTAGTTTATCTACTGTGTTGGCCACATTTGTTATTAACTGTCCTGCAACTTCGTATGCTCTTGGATGTTGGCCTTCTTTTGCAATCTCTAATATGCCTTCAATTGCTTCTTGACCTTTTTCTATTAGATTATAATAACTCTCTCTACTATAATTGTAATCATTATCTATATCAGGTTTATTTTTATCTTCTACTCTAGGTACAGGAGGATTATCTATCTTAACAATAGATTCTAATGTAGGTTTTTCTGTAGATTCAATACCTAAAATTTCATTTACTTTATCATCAAGTTTAGTCATAATACTATTTATTATATAATTACTTATTGATTGGGCCTTCTATAGTTGTTGTAAATCCAAAATCATCATCAGCTTTTGCATCTGTTGGATTTGGTACTATTGTAATTCTTTCATCAATCACGTTAGTAGTTATATCATTTGTACCATGTACATCTGATTGTGTTTTAAGAATAACTTTTTGTGTAGAAGCAGGACCAAATAGATAAGTTTTAGCAGTAAAGTTTAATGTATAAATTACAGCTCTTCTTTGTTCAAAATTTCCTGTGTAACTATCTTCGTAGTTCACACTATTTAAAACTATAGGCACATCTCTTTTAATATCTAATTCAGGTAATAAATTTAATGTAACTGTATAATCTGGTTGAAAGTATGGCAGTATTTGTTCTACGATTTGTAATCCGTTTTCAGCAGTTGCAGTAAATACGTTTAAAGTATAACTTATATTATAAGGAACTGGAGTATAATTATAATTTACACCTGTATTTGTATTTGATTTTGTTGTTCTATATTTTTGAACACGAGATAATTTTCTTGTTGCATCATAAACGATACCTGATATTTCAAAACTCATACGAGGCAATACAATTGCAAACTCTCTGTCTTGTAAATCTTTTTGTTGATCTAAACGAACTATAAATTTTTCTTTTGGTGCATACGCCAACGGCACAGTAATACTTTGAATTTGATTTCCATTAGCATCAGATTTCTTAACTTGTATATCATTAAAGATAGTACCAAAAGCAACTGTTAATTTTCTAAGGCCTTCGTTATAAAAAAATGTTCCAAACATTAGTATATTCCTGGGTTACCAAATGGGTTTAATTCATTAAAGTCTAATATATCATCTGTATGAGTAGGTGTAGCAAAACCCGCCTCAGTATCAAATCCTAAATTATCAGCATAAGGTGAATTGATAACCTCTGTTTGAGTTTCTTCATATAAGAAGTATTCATTATCATTATTTACAGTAGCATTTTCTAATAATAAAGCACCAGAATCATCTTCTAAAGTTGTATGATGATCTAATTGATTTAATGTAAATATTTGTTCTTTTTCATCAATAGCTTGAACACCTGTATCTAATTGTTCGCTTGAGTATTCCCAACGAGTTACTCTTAATTTATAAACTGGCAGATTGCCTAATTGGAAAAATGGTTGTTGATCTTCTACAAATAATATTTCAAAAAAACTATTCATCAAAGGCATATAAAGTATATCGCCCTCATTTGGTCGTCCTTCAGCAATCATTCGTGATCGTGAACTAACCATTTCTTCAAATCTTCTTTTAGAAACCATAAATGTAGTATCTTCACGTATTTCTAAACCAAATTTATTAATTATTTCTTGTTGACCTAAAAATCCTTCAGTAGTTTCAAAATACATTTCAATAGGTAAAGCATTTTTAAACCTGCTTGCTACATCTTCACCTAGAATAATATCTTTATTAACTAAAGTTCTAGGCATATAATAAACTAAATTACCATATATCTTTAAACCTTCTATAATTAAATCTTCGTGAAGTCTTTGTTCGGCAAGATTACCTATGCCATTTCCTGATTGAAAATATGGATTCATTACAACCATACATTATCCTATCATAAATGTTGGAGCAATTTCGTAAGAGTCTCTTATTTCTTTTTCTAGTTTTTCTATTTCTGTTTGAGCTTCTGTAAATAATTTCTCGCCATTTAATGTAACACCACCTAACATTGTTACACCATTAAATTTGCTTAGATTACTTCCCCACTGTCTTTTGAATTGAGCCGTTATATATCTTTTTAACCAAATATCATTATAAATGTCCGTGTATGTTGCTGGATCTAATTTACGATAACATTCAATTACTAAGTATTCATTTACCATTAAATCATTAGTCCAATCCATATCAATATATAATCTATTATCGTGTTGTTGAAATCTTATAGGTTTCATACCTACTAATATTTGATCTAAAAAATCTAAATGTCTTAACACCATATCATAGTTAATAATTGATGTAGAAGCAAAGTCGTAAAGATCATTTAAACGTAATTGATATCTTACGTCAAACATGTTTAAATTTGCTTTGTCTGAAAAAGGCAGTACGTTAACAACAGATATGACTGTTTCTGGAACCACGATATAATTATTAGCTTCGTACCATGTGGTTGTAACACCATTTTTAGTGGCCACTTCTGTAGTAGGAGTAGATGCTTTTAATCTTGTTTTATCAGTATCTGTTAATTTGTATTTAAGATATGTTCTACGAATACCATCATAATGATATTGTGAATAGAATTGCAAACTCTCATCTAAACGATCTTCTAATTGATCGTTATCCACGTTAATTTCTATAACTGGTTTACCTAATGATCGTAAAGCGTATTGTTTTAATGTTTCTCTTGTTGCAGGAGTAGCCATAATCACTACTATTTATAATAAACAATTAATGATTATTTATTTTCTAAGTCTTTTATCTTATTTTCTAAAGTATCTATTTTAGTGTTTAAGTCTTTAACCGTGTGATTTTTAAGTGTTTCAATCTCAACATTTAATTCTTTAATAGCATTTACTAACACTGGCACTAGATAATCATTTGTTAAGAATAGTTTATCAGGATTATCATTAGAAACAATTACAGGATTTTCACCTTCTAATTCTAATATTTCTTGAGCGCTAAATCCATATCTTTTCTTTTCAATTGGATCTATTAATTGATTTGTTGTTCTGTCTTTAAATGCGAACTCAATAGGATTAATAGATTTTAAGAATCCTAATCCTTTATTAACTGAACCATATATACACTTATCTCTAGTATCTGATACTGCTGTCCATGCTACTTGTATTTGAGCACAAGTATGAGCATTGTTACCTAAAATAATACGATTTGCTTCTGTTGTAATGTTTGCCAATCCATTTGTAGCTCCACAACCTGATTGACAACCAATGAATATATTATTCGAACCTGTAGTGTTACAAAAACCAGCAAAACCACCTAAAAATACATTGAAATTGCCTGTTGAACTATTTTTACCAGCACATTGCCCAGCCATAAAGTTATTACATCCTGTGCTACTATAACCTCCATAATAACCCATAATAATATTATGTGATGAAGTAACATATCTTCCTGCTCCACAACCAACAATAAAATTACTAGATCCTATAATATTATTACGACCTGCTCGATTGCCTAAAAAAATATTATCACAACCTGTTGTATTGCACAAACCGGCTTGATTTCCTGCAAACAAATTATTAGATCCTGTTGTATTAGAACTAGCACTACCAGGCAAAAATACATTAAAAGATGCTGTTGTATTACTACAACCAACGCTATTTCCTATAAACACGTTACTATTTCCTGATGTATTAGAATAACCACCGTGATAACCTATAAAGGTGTTGTTGTTGCCTGATGTGTTATACTTACCAGCACTATTTCCTATAAACACGTTACAATTACCTGTAGTGTTAATACCTGCTCGTCTGCCAATAAAAGTATTATTATCTCCAGTAGCATTCGATCCTGAATCTTCACCAGCATAAAAATTATAACCAGCAGTAGTATTACAAAAACCAGCACATCTACCTATAAAAATATTTGATGCTCCTGTTGTATTATTAACTCCGGCTGAATTTCCTAAAATAGTGTTATAACAGCCTGATGTAGAAAGACACGCAGCTTTAAATCCTACTATAAAATTGTGAGCTCCTGTATTTTGTATTGCTGTATAGCGTCCTATAAAAGTATTATGATGACCTGTTGCACAGCGGCCTGCATATTGACCTATAAAAGTATTATTACCTCCTGAACTTTTATCAGCTCCAGCATAACGACCTATAAAAACGTTATGATTTGATGTTGTGTTACAATATCCAGCACATTGTCCTATAAAAGTATTATAACCTCCGGTTGAATTTTTGCCTGCGGCTTTACCTATAAAAACGTTACCACCTCCTGCTGCGTTATATCTACCAGATTCACATCCTATAAAAACGTTACCACAACCTGAGGTGTTACAATATCCAGCACATTGACCAGCAAAAAAATTAAAGCTTCCTCCATTACAACGTCCAGCTTTATGACCAAACATTGTGTTATGAAGGCCTGAATTTCCACCTGAAAAAGAACCTATAGCTGTATTATAACTTCCGCCTCCAATACTATCACCAACACTCGCTCCTATATAATTATTATACTTACCTGAACTATTTTTATAACCTGCCCCAGATCCTATAAAGGTGTTATAAATTCCTGATGTATTACAAAAACCAGCGGCGGGTCCTATAAAAACGTTTGGAGTTCCTGATGTGTTATTTGTTCCTGCAGCACATCCTATAAAAATATTTTTACCAGCCGTTGTGTTTTGAAAACCAGCACAAAGGCCAGCAAAAATGCTATTAGATCCTGATGTGTTACAAGCACCAGCACATGAACCGGCAAAGAAATTATTTGTACCTGTTCCACCTGTACCTGTACATATACCAGCACCTGTTGAAACAATGTTTGATGTGTTACAAACAGCAAATGGAGGAGCACTAGCAGATGAACCTGTGTACCCTATTGAGCCTTGAGAACCTGTGTAACCAACTACAGTTGAAGCAGAGCCGGTGTAACCAACTCCTGCCGAACCTGTGTAACCTATGGCACCTTGAGAACCTGTGTAACCAACTACAGTTGAAGCAGAACCTGTATAACCAACTCCTTGTGAACCTGTGTAACCTAAATTGGCATAAGATAAACTAGTCCAAGCAGTTGTACCATCTCCTATTTTATACCTATTTGTATCTGTTTCAAGACCCATTTCTCCAGAAGCAAGTACTGTATTTGCACTTGTCCAGTTAGCTGCTGTGGCACGTCTAAATTGAATTTGAATATTAGGCATATTTAATATTATTTATAACTATTTATAACTTTAATTAGTTCCTCCGCTATCAAATATGTTAGTAATATATCTTGTTTGGTCACCAGATTCTATTATAGCCACTTGACCTGTAATACTTTGATTTCCTAAATCCCAATATAAAGTAAAAGCACTAGCCGAAGAGCCTGAATAACCTATATCACCTTTTGATCCTGTGTAACCTAAATTTCCTTGATTACCTTGATCGCCTTTTGAACCTGTGTAACCAATTCCTATTGATCCTGTAAATCCAATTACACCTTGT